GCTGTGAATACAGCGAGTTTGCCTCCTTCTTTTCTTTAGCGTAAATGGAAGATTACTCTAAAGATCCCACCCATTCAGAACTCTTCGTTGAGGGGTCTCATTCAATTGACGCACTCCACCTGCGAGCTGGTCACTCCAGGTCAACCACCAGCGAAGACGTTATCCCTTCCAACTTTCACACCAATACCCTATCTGAGATAGCCAGATATGGGGGGTACTCAACTTACAATGCTCAATCAAATACCGACCCCTTTGTAAGAGAAACCCTTAAGCTATTTGACCGTGACGTCTATGAAGACGTCCGTGGCTACACCCGTCGTCCCCAGGGTAATCTGGGGATGTATGAGTCTCTGCTGAAGTTCAGCGGTGAGAAGAATTCCTTCCATGATTTGAGTTTATCTCAACAGGCTGTGATGCGGCGTTCGATCGCTAAGGCAAAAACAGCTTTCAAACTTCCTTACAAGCGTGATCCGCTTGATTGGCATGATGTGGGACCATATCTGCGGCCAGATACGGCTGCGGGGGTCACCTTCATGGGCAAGAAGAAGGGCGATGTCATGGAAGAAATCTATCATGAGGCTCGGTGGCTGGCGCACCGGCTAAAGCAGAACGGCGAAAGTCCGTTCAATCCTGCCAAGATGCGGTTTCCCCCGTGTGTTGCGGGTCAAAGAGGAGGGATGTCTACCATCGACAAACCAAAGACCCGTTTAGTATGGATTTATCCAGCAGAGATGTTGGTGATTGAGGGGCAGTACGCTCCGAGGATGTACCATGATTTCATGGCACAACCAGATACACCTATGCTCAATGGAAAGAGTGCGCAACGCTTGTATACCGAGTGGACGGTAAATCTCAGGGAAGGTGAGACCCTTTACGGATTGGACTTCAGTTCATTCGACTCCACCGTGCCAGCGTGGTTGATTCACACTGCCTTTGATATTCTTCGCCAGAATATCAACTTCGAAACTTGGAACGGGGACGCTGTTTCAGTGGAAGACCGGCAGAAGTGGAGAAACGTCTGGGACGGTATGGTGTGGTACTTCATCAACACTCCTATTCTGATGCCCGACGGCAGAATGTTTCGAAAACGTCGGGGCGTACCTTCCGGTACCTGGTGGACTCAAATGATTGACTCGGTGGTTAACTTCATC